TCATTTGGTGTCGCAGCAATCTTTCGTTATATCTTATTCATTCAAGGTTTCCACAATATTACTCTTAACCCATTTCATATGATGGGTGTAGCAGGTATATTAGGTGGAGCATTACTATGTGCCATTCATGGTGCAACAGTGCAGAACACCTTGTATCAAGATACCTCACAATACACAGAGGGTAAGGTTCAATCTACAACCTTCCGTGCGTTTGATCCAGTTCAAGAAGAAGAAACTTATTCTTTCATTACCTCCAATAGATTCTGGTCACAGATCTTTGGTATTGGATTCTCTAACAAAAGATTCCTACATTTTATGATGTTATTCGTGCCTGTTACAGGTATGTGGGCATCATCAATTGGTATCGTAGGTCTTGCACTTAACTTAAGAGCATACGACTTTGTATCTCAAGAGATAAGAGCAGCAGAAGACCCAGAGTTCGAAACTTTCTACACTAAGAATATACTTCTTAATGAAGGTATGAGAGCATGGATGTCATCTGTTGATCAACCTCATGAGAACTTCGTGTTCCCAGAAGAAGTATTACCTCGTGGTAATGCCTTGTAATTCCCGTACCTTCTGTTAGTTAAATTTGTTACATAAATAAGTTAACATCATAATAGAGACTCCTTCGGGGGAGTCTCTTTTTTTCCCTAAAATAAAATGTCCTTTCTATTAGTATCAGCAAGTTTTCTTAACTTTATCTTTTACATCTATGCAATTGGTTTTGTAATTGCATTGATACTGGAACAGGTCGTCAAGCAAGGTGATAATGAAAGGAATCTATACATCGTAGAAACGAATAGGAGATACCTTTGGAGACAGACATGGATTGTGAACATCAATTGGTTCGCTTGTAACGTGGGTCTGTTCTTCCTTTCTAGAAACTTGCAACCTGTAACAGATAATTTTTATTCAGGATACTAAATCAAAATCGACTTTTGATTTACAGATATCCTCAAAAAAATTTCTCCAAATTTTTTGGATCTCTATAGTTTTTTTCAAGGGGGTTGACACCCTCTTTTTTTATGCTATAATATATTTGTTGACCTGACGAGGTTAACACGGGAGTGACTGAATAACCCTGTTGGAATTAGGCGGGGTAATGTAAACGGTCAGGGGTGGTGCCCGCTTCTTCGGAAGAACTTCTTACCAGAAGGACTGTTGTTGTTATGTACTAATTTTCGCACTAGCGATTCCCATAACTTGAGGGTAAAATGTATTCCCTCCTCCCACCCCTCTTTAAGAGGGTTTTTTTTATGTCAAAATATTTCACTTCATTGACTTTCATTGAGCAAATATAAAAACAATATAAATAAAACCCTTTTTGTGTTGAAAGTATGATAAATTATATGAGGAACTCAACACAAATAGAATGTCAGGAGATTATTTTACCCACAACGATAGACAACCATGTATTTCAAACTACTCTGCTTTGAAGTGGGATAGCACAGGTGAATTGTCAGAACTTGACATGGATAGGATATTGGAATTACTCAATAAAAATGAAGAACCAGAAGAGTGTGAAGTTTCTGTAGCAATGGATGAAATTAAAGAATCTAAATGGAAAGATTCTACTTACATCAAATCTATTCATGTCAACGCACGATACCGAACTGGTAGTGCGATCCAAGAATAAATATTGAGGGTAAGACCCTCTTTTTTTAATGGCAATTGCATATTATTATCCAGAAGGACCGTTAGGACCAGTATGTGACTATCAAGTTGATGATGATGGTGATCTGGATGCAAGACGTAGAAGAATTCAAGACGCTATAGGTGACGGAAGAGAGGTAACTTATGGTCCTGTAGATTATGGTGACCTAGAACGTGTAATGGATGGTGGTATACCTGCACTCGTCAGTAGAAGATGTAAAGTTAGAACTCTTGCTGATGGAACTAAAGAGTTCTATGATTGTCAAGATGATTTTTTAACACCAATTGGTGCTCCAGTTGGTTATCCTTTAGTAGAACCTCAATATGATTGGTTATCTAATTCAGTATCTCCTTGGGGATTAGATGATGATTTTGAACCTCTCGAAATGAGTCCTTACGCTTGTTCTCCTTTTGATCCAGACATTAATATAATTCCTGTGAAGATGTATAGATCTGATGGGACTTTTGTAGAGAAAATTTTAACAGAAAAATCTTCACCACCAACTTTTCCTGTAAGAAGTGGTAACTCAACATTTGCTAGTGGAAGTGTCAATGCAAATTTTGTAGAAGTCAATTCAGATAATCTTTGGTATACTAATCCAGCAACATTGGCATGGCGTATCACTCAAGGTTCTACAGAAATTGCTACCTCAGTTACCAATAAAGGTACATGGGTACAGGTAGGTGCATCAAATAATCCTGCTAATGGTTGGACACAATTTATGATTGATTATGGTATCTACCCATCAGTGCCTTTAGATACACAGGAGGATCCTTTAATTGGACAGTGGCAAACACTTACTACTACTGTCAACTTTCCTACATCTGGTACATATTCTATAAGAATAGAGTCTGATAATGATGGTTATATTAAGATAATAAATTCTGCTGATATTGCTATTCTTGATAGAGAGATATACTACAATAATTCTACTGGTGTAGGAGAAGAAACTATTTCATTGACATTAGCTGCAGGTACCTATACTGTAGAGACACGCATTAAAAATAGGATTATAGCAGGTGGTGATCTAAAACTTAGAGTAATTGGTGATGTTGCTGGTCTTGTTGGACTTACATTTAGATGGAATGATAACCCTAACACTGCTGGAACTGCTCTAAGTTCTCTAGTTATTGATGGTGTTACGTTTAATCAAACAGGAAGAAGGGGAGAGACGGATGCAATACTTACTGTTGCTGCTGGTAGTACTGATTATCCAATAACAATTAATCCTGGTACAGGATTTGGTGGAAAGGAAGTACAGTTTCAAAATGTTGGTTTTTATGATCTTGATGGACAAGATTATAATGCAGAACTATTAATTACTAGAGTTGAACCAGAACCTCAAGTAAATAATGTAGGTGGATTTTGGTCTGAAGAAGGTAATAAGTATGCAGTTTGGGTTAATCCAGAACAATGTACTCTACCTGATCTACCTCAAGAGGTAACATACATGATCGATATACCAGCAACCGACACGTATACATTTACTGGTGGTGCTGATGATGAATTTAATGTCTTTTTAAATGATGAAACTTCTCCTGTTATTGGTGGTGTTGGTGGGATATTTAATTTTGGAACAAACACCACACCATTCTCAGCAACTAGAACAATACAAGCAGGTAAGTTGAAGATGGTTGTACAGTGTACAAATGGTAATGCTACCTTTGTTGATGCTGAGGGAAGACCTGATGGTTTAGCATATAGTTGGTCTAGAAATCCTGGTGGGTGGTATGTAAAAATTTGTAGAGGTACTAGTTGTATTGAACCAACAACAATTGTATGGGTTCCATCTGGTCCTCATAATGCTTGGGGAGATTTTATGGACACATACGCTGTATATCCATCCAATAATCTTGTTCTAAAAGGAAATCCTCAAACAACATCTTACAATGTTAATATTCCTTTTCCAGGTAATTACACATTAGAATATTCTGTAGATGACATAGGAGTTATTTCATTAGATGGAACTCAGATTGTAAGTTTTGCTGCTAATTTTCCTACCTCAAACACATATACTATTAACAATCTTACTGCTGGTCCTCACGTAATAGAAGTTACTGTTACTAACCAAGCAGCAAGTGCGGATAGTGATGATTGGACTACAAATCCTGCAGGTATCGCATGGACTTTAACTCCTGAAACAAGTGCATCTAATGTAGCAGTTAAGTTTTTAAGTAATGGTGATCTGTTAGCAACAGGAGAAGGATTCGCATCAGTTCCATTGACTTTCACATCTAATGCTGCTACTGGTGCTCGTGCTCTTTGGTCAATCTTCGGAAGATCAATAGATTCAGGATATCAAATAGCATCTTCTACTAAAATTATGTGGGATGATGATATTTCTGGTGGGTTTGATGAAAATGCTAGTCTTACTATAGTAAGTATTAATCAAATAGGTGGTTCAAATATAGGTGTTACGTTTAGTTCTGATGGAAGTGGTATCGATATAACTGGTGCAGGATCTGCTGATGTTGTATTTCATTTTGCATGGAATGATAATCCAAATACTTCTGGACTTGCAGTTGGTAACTTAGAACTGTTAGGCACAACATTTACTCAAAGTTCTCAAACAGGTAATCAAACTGAAACTATTAGAGTTAGTGGTAGTACATCTCAGGTTTCTTATTACATTAGTGGGCAATCATTTGTTCAAACTGCAAATGCTGCTACCGTTACTAAAACAATTAGCGTTAATGGTGGTGGAGAACAGGGTAGAGTATACGCAAGTAGTTCTTTCTATACCCAAAATTTACGAACTGAAAATAATGGACAGAGACTTTGTTTAAATGACAACGGTAGTAGTAATACTTACATGGCATTTATCAGAGGTTGTATAATTAATCGTGCAAATGGATTTACTGAAAGTAATGTTGATTTGGGATACGAGGATACCACAGATACTTCATTATATTTCTACCCTATTGTCAGATCAATCGCTGAGGAGTATACTAGTGGTAGATTTGGACGTACAGGCACCTTTCCAAACAGAGGCAGACCTCCAGATCTTAGAGGATTGACTGGTTATGTTGATTATTACATTCGACTTGGTGGGTTATTAAATACTCCTGTCAACGAAACTATTTTCAACACAGTTAAATCTCTTATTGCAACTAACTATACAAATAACCCATTGGGTAATGAAGCAGACCTTCCAGATATAGTATCTGTTGTATATCCTCCACGTTGTACTGCTAAGATAGAAATTGGAACACCTAACCAAGGAGTTTCTGATGAACCTATCGTAGCTTCCTCTCTAGATTTAACTCCTTCTATACAAGAAGGTAATTTAGTTTGGTCTACTAGAGATGCTACAGGTTATGAGTACAAAGAAATTGGTTCTGAATCTTCTGGTAGTGGTGGATCAGGTGGTGGATCAGGTGGTGGATACTAAAAACAAACACAAGAATTATGGAATTACCAAAAATTAAAAATGAAAATTTACCGAAAGAATTGAAAGAGATTCTTGGTGATAGAGATGCTGAGTTTGAATCAATTGTAAATCCTATGGATATTGTCAACGTTTACCTTGATCCCGAACAAGATCAGAAAGATCGTGAAAGAGTTGCTAACATGCTCATAGAATCAAGAAAGAAATCTCATGAGTATTTGAGACAGCAGAGGTTAGAAAAGAAACGTTTAGACACATCTTCAACAGATGCTTGACACTTATCTAAAGTTGTGATATTATAAATAGTCATTATACAAAGGACTCGAAATAATCGTAACCCTGTGTAGATGCAAAAAAGTTTTTCATGTCGGAAAAACTACCATCCGCAGGGTTTTTCCTTGCGAGACACTTTAAACTATTATGACTATTAAATCAACAATCGCTGCAGTAGCAGCATCTCCATTCCTTCTCGCTGGTGCAGCTTTTGCTGGTCCTTACGTGAACGTTGAGAGCAATCTTTCATATCCAGATGGCGATTATTCATCTGCAACAACTGATATCCATCTTGGATATGAGGGAACTGTTGGAACAGAGGGTAAAATCGCATACTACATCCAAGGTGGTCCTTCATTGAACCATACAGAGTCAACTGATGATACAGAGACAGAAATCTCTGGTAAGGTTGGTGCTTCTGTACCTGTTAATGATGATCTTGCTGCTTATGCTGAGATCTCTGGCACTACTGCTGGTGAAGATGCTGATGGCGACACTATCCGTAACTGGGGTGGTAAAGTTGGTGTTAAATTTACATTCTAACTAAATAAGATTGAGACATCGTTCGTGCGGTCTCTACAATCGGAACTTACAAGAGGGTGCTTGACACCCTCTTTTTTTATGCTATAATTTTAAAAAATATACTCCTATGAATTTTTCTGTATACACTCGTAATGGTTGTCCCTATTGCTCAAAAGTCAAAGCAGTTATCTCTAGTAAGGGATATAAGTTTACTGAGTATCGTTTAGACACACACTTTGATAGACAAGGTTTCTATGAACAGTTTGGTGCTGCTAGTACATTTCCTCAAGTAATTTTAGATGGTAAAAAACTTGGTGGTTGTACGGAAACTGTTCTATATTTGAGAGAGAACAACTTGATATAAACACTAAATAAAAATAGCTACGGAGAAACACATGGATCCAATCATTGTTGCACTGGTTGTCTTAGTTGTTCTGGGAGCATTTTTCCTTGGTATAACTGTTTCTTGGTTGGCGAAAGGATATGTAGAAGACTACATAGAAAATGCAGCATATTCCAAATCAGTTGTACATCCTGAAATGTTTGATGAAGATGGTAACATGTTACATGATGAACTCATCTATATCAGACCAACAAATATCTGGAATTTCGACGATGCTGATGAGGAAGACTAATCACAGGAATTAAATTATGCCACGTAACATGGAAAATAGTAACCCTAGGTTGCTACTAAGTGAGATTTTGAGAAAGGTCTCTAATGCAAAAACAAAGAAGGAGAAAGTAGATCTTCTTCGTAAACATAATAGCAATGCTCTCAGACAGGTGTTAATCATCAATTTTGATGAGAGTATTGAATCAGTGATGCCAGAAGGAGATGTACCTTACACTCCTAACGATGCACCTATAGGAACAGATCATACACGATTGGAACAAGAGTATCGTGGTCTTTACAGATTCTTCAAGGGTGGAGATCCCAGACTTAAAGGGTTGAAGAGAGAAACTATGTTTGTTCAACTTTTAGAGGGACTTTATCAGGATGAAGCAGAACTTATAGTTCTTGTTAAAGATGGTGGATTGAATAAAAAGTATAAGCGTATCACTAAAGCAGTAGTATCTGAAGCATTTCCACAGATTGAGTGGGGAGGAAGGAGTTGAAAGTCCTAAAACAAAATTGTGACCCTAAAGATTCTCAAGACCCATCACTACCATACACCGCATACCTTGTTGAATATAAACAAGATGGTAAGTCAGTGTATGATCTTGCAATTGCTAATAGGGCAGTAGACCTTTTTGATTATTACTACGATCTTTACAAAAAGAATTTTGTAAAATTTACACAATCAGAGGGAAGAATTAATCCTAAATTATGGAACGATCCAAACCAACCAAAACCTCCAAAGAAAGGCAGGAAAAAGTGACAATTTATTTTGATAAACGTGCTTTAGAACAAGAAAAAAAGGAAGAAGAACAAGCAAAGCAAGAAGAACTAGATAAGAAAGCAGAACAAAAAAAGAATGAAGAGGTTGGTAAACAAGTTGTAACTTCAGTTGGTAACTTATTTTTATCACCTCTAATTCTTATGTTAGTATGGAATGCTTGTATACCAGGTCTCTTTGGATTAGCAAGTTTAGGATACTGGTCTGCAATGGGACTATATGTAATTTCTCGTATTTTATTAAAGAAAGATGACTAAAGTATGTTTAATCTCTGTCACTCCTGATGCAGAGAAAACCATTGGATATATTGCTCGTGTAAGTAATCCTAGCAATCAGGACAATCCTAAAGTGGCAGGATTGTTGAAGTATTGTATCAAGCATGGTCATTGGTCTGTCTTTGAGCAAGCATCAATGACTGTAGAGATTCATACTACTCGTGCCATCGCTGCTCAAGTCTTGAGACATAGATCGTTTACATTTCAAGAATTTTCGCAGAGATATGCTGACTCTTCAATGCTAGGTGAAACTATTCCTTTGCCACAGTTGAGGACTCAAGATACTAAGAATCGTCAGAACAGTATTGATAATCTTGATGAATTTAAGAATCAAACATATCAAATTTTGATGCAAGATCACTTCAAAAGAAGCATGGAACTTTACAAACGTATGCTTGATGAAGGGATTGCTAAAGAGTGTGCTAGAAATGTCTTACCTCTTGCAGTGCCAACAAAAATGTATATGACTGGCAATCTTCGCAATTGGATTCATTATATCGAATTGCGTTCTGCCAATGGAACCCAGAAAGAGCATCAGGATATTGCACTCCTTGTTAAGGATCATTTTACTTGTCAGTTTCCAGTGATCTCTGAGGCACTTGGGTGGTGCCCTGAGGAAGAGGAGGAATGTCCTTGTCGTTACACTGATTGGGATGACATCCAACCATGTTTAAAAATTGAGTAGTAATCTAAATAGTAGGTTACTACGAAATGAATATGGTTTTGAAAGATAAGAAAGCAGCAAAAAGATTATTAAAACTTGCAAAAAAACATCCTGAATGGTATACTAGACAAGATGTCTACTATGCTAAAAAAGTTAAAAAACACATTAAACAACAAAAAGAGGAAACCTGAATGCCTACTTACCCCGTTTTAAATAAAGAGACTGGAGAGAAAAAAGAACTATCCATGTCTATGAATGATTACGATCAGTGGCGTAAAGACAATCCTGATTGGGATAAAGATTGGAGTGCAGGTATAGGTGGTCACATGTATGGCAAACCTAAAATGGATGATGGTTTTAAAGAAGTCATGTCCAAAGTTCAAGCAGCACATCCCAAATCGAACTTGAGTCGTTTCACTTAAATTATGGCAAGAGCACGAAAGAAAACTAATGGTAATGGAAATGGCACTGCACCACTCCAACCCATGTCAAAGAAAATGATGAAGCGAAAGAAACCTATTGATTCATCTTACATGATTCCTGTCAATCCATTGACTCCTAATCAGGAGACAGTGTTTGAGAGGTATGCACAAGGACAGAATCTTCTGCTACATGGTGCAGCAGGTACAGGTAAAACTTTTATCACATTATATCTTGCACTAAAAGAGGTACTTGACGAATCTACACCATATGATAAAATATACATTGTAAGGTCTCTGGTTCCTACCAGAGAGATTGGTTTCCTACCAGGTGACCATGAAGATAAATCTGCTTTGTATCAGATACCTTATAAGAACATGGTTAGGTATATGTTTAGTATGCCTGATGACAACTCTTTTAATATGCTTTATGAGAATCTTCGTGCTCAAGAAACAATAAGTTTCTGGTCTACAAGTTTCATTCGTGGAGTTACTCTTGATAATGCTATCGTTTTAGTAGATGAATTCAGTAACTTGAATTATCATGAACTTGATAGTATAATCACAAGAGTTGGACAAGATTCTAAGATTATGTTCTGTGGTGACATCACTCAAACTGATCTTACTAGAGAATATGAGAAGTCTGGTATCTCAAACTTTATTAATATCCTCCAACAAATGCGTGAGTTTACTTGTGTTGAGTTTGGTATTGATGATATCGTAAGGTCTGGACTAGTCAAATCTTATCTTGTTACTAAGTATAATCTAGGTTTCTAATATATGATTTGGCCAATTCCCACACGACAGTTTAAATTTATTGATACTGAACTTAAAGAACACGTTGAGGTTGATGCTATTGACCGTAATGGCACCAGATTTTACCCTATTCCTGGTGCAGATAAATATTATCCAAGTGTAACTTCCATCACATCGTTTAAGAACGCTCAGTTCTTCCAAAAATGGAGAACTAAAATTGGTGAAACGGAAGCGAACAGAATTACTGCCAGAGCAACACAAAGAGGTACAGCATTTCATTCTCTCACTGAAGATTATTTCAAAGGTGAATTGGATACAGACAAATACTTGGAAAATAATCCATTGTCTGTTAGAATGTTTTACAAAGCAAAATCTACGTTAGATCGTATCAACAACATTCATTGTTTAGAAACTTTTCTATACTCTCATTACCTTGGTCTTGCGGGTCGTGTAGACTGCATTGCTGAGTTTGATGGTGAGTTGGCAGTAATTGATTTCAAAACTTCAACAAAAGAAAAAAAGGAATCATACATTGAACATTATTTTGTTCAAGAAACTGCATACGCAGCGATGTTCCTTGAACGTTCAGGTTTAGAGGTACAGAAAATTGTCACACTCATCGCAACTGAAGAGGGATCTATTCAAGTATTTCAGAAGTACAATCTTGATGACTATTTACAATTACTCAAATCCTATATTGAAGAATTTGTTAGGGGAAGAACGAATGCCTGATAAAGAAATTGAGGATAAATTTTTAACTCCTACTAAATTTTCTCAGGAAATTGAAAGATTGGTGAAGCGTAGTAACGGTCTCATTTCATATATTGAAGCAGTTGTAACATACTGTCAAGAAAATGAAATTGAGATTGAAACTGTTCCAAAACTGATGTCTAAACCCCTCAAAGAACGCTTACGGCATGAAGCAGAGCGTTTAAATTACATGAAAAAAAGATCCAAAGGAGTTCTACCATTGTAAGATGAGTAAATTTTTCAATTCGCAACAAGTACAATCGAATCTACAAGACATCTTTGATACTTATCAGGAGGTTGCTGCAATGACAGCAAAACTTTCTACGATGAGTAGAGAAGAACGACTAGATCATATTGAAGATTGTAAGAATTTAATTGATAAACAAAGGACTTTTTATGGTAGACTATGCCTTGCTGCTCCAGAGGACAAGGAGGCAGCAGACATGAAATCTAGGATTAATGCCTTGTCCAATGCTTTTGGGTATAAAAACCTTGCCGAGTGTATGGATGACATGATTAAAACACTTGATACAACTGCACAACGTGGGGTTGACTAGACCTAAATAGTATGTTACGATTACACAGTAACAATCCAAAAAAACACACTTAATACGGAGAATACGAAATGTCATTTGCCTCTCTTAAAAAGGCATCATCTAAGGGTGATACCTTTGCAAAACTATCCAGAGAGATTGATAAACTGAACCAACCTGCTGCTGGTTCTTCTGCTGATGAGCGTTTCTGGAAACCTGAACTTGATAAGTCTGGTAACGGTTACGCAGTCATAAGATTCCTTCCTGCTCCTGACGGAGAAGAAATGCCTTGGGCAAAGGTTTGGAGTCATGCTTTCAAAGGTCCTGGTGGACAGTGGTACATTGAGAACTCTCTCACCACTCTTGGTAAGGATGATCCCGTTGGAGAACTAAACAGAGAACTTTGGAACAGTGGTCGTGATAGCGATAAGGAAATCGCACGTGCTCAGAAACGTAAACTTTCCTACTACAGCAACATTTATGTTGTTCAAGATCCTGCTCACCCTGAGAATGAGGGTCGTGTCTTCCTATACAAATTTGGTAAGAAGATTTTTGATAAACTTGTTGAAGCAATGCAACCTGCATTTGCAGACGAGACACCATTAGATCCTTTCAATTTCTGGAAGGGTGCTGACTTTAAGTTGAAGATTCGTAAGGTTGATGGGTATTGGAACTACGACAAGTCTGAATTCGCTGCACCTAAAGTGCTAGGTAACTTCGATGATGAAAAACTAGAGTCTATCTGGAAAGAGGGTTACTCTCTTGCAGAGTTTGAAGCAGAGAAGAACTTCAAATCATATGAAGATCTACAGAAACGCCTTAATCTAGTTCTTGGTAAGGGTGCTGCACCTGTACGTCCTGACCTTGGTGTTGATAGTGAGGAGTATGAACCACAACCTTCTGGTGGTTTCAATGATGATGATGTCAGTGGTCTGAAGAACGCAGTTGCTTCGTCTCCTGTTGAAGATTCAGAGGATACTCTATCATACTTTGCAAAACTAGCAGGTGAAGATTAAATGATGTTTTCAGTACTGAATGTAGTAGAAGCATGGAATGAAATCTCATGGGCAGATGCAGTTCCATTTACATTAGTTCTTATTGGTCTGTATTGGGTCAAAGTTAAAATTGATTCTAGAGCAGGTCTTGGTAAGAAAAAATTAAGACAGTTGAAGACGGTGATTAAAGAAGCAATTCTAGAGACCAAATAAAGAACTGTCACAAAGGGGGTGTAAACCCCCTTTTTTTATGCTATAATATACATATTAAAAAGGATTAAGATGAAAGTACTACCCTTGCTGCTACTACCATTTCTAACTGCTCCTGTTAGTGCAGAAAGTATTGGTGATCGTAGTAACCGTCAAGCATATGAAGATGCTCCTTCTAGAAATTGGTTTGATAAACTTGTTACACCAGCATCAAGTTCTATTCCACATGAGTACAGAAACAAAAGAAGGGAACCAAGACCTTGGTGGACAGTAAAGAACAGTTATCAACCAGGATATTCTGCATCTAGCACATGTACAAGGCAAGAGTATAGAGAAGAGTATATTCCTGGTACAGCAAGGAGTCCTGGTTATATCAATTCATGGTATGATACTGTTGAGGTGCCATGTAATTATCAAAGACCAAGACCTATCCTAAAAAGAGAACCATCACCTGATGGTAATGAGTGTAGTGAAGGTGCAATCCTTGGTGGAATACTAGGTGGGGGAGCTGCAGCAGCAATGTCTCAAGGAGATGGTCGTTGGTGGGCAATCCCTCTTGGTATTGTTAGTGGTAGTGTGATAGGTTGTGATATTGATGGAGGGTAAAACCAAAATCGACTTTTAAATACAAAAAACCCCGAAAAAAAATTCGGGGTATTTTTTTGTCTGTAGGGTTTTTTAGTATCCTCCGCCGTATCCTCCTCCATATCCACCGCCTGATGGAGGACTACTTGGAGGTGACATTGGTGGAGAACTCGGTGGACTACTTGGTGGACTACTTGGTGGACTGGATGGTGGACTACTTGGTGGACTGGATGGTGGACTGTATGATGGACTACTGCTAGGACTGCTTGTATTTTGTTCTGATGCCTGAGTTCCTCCCATAGGAGTTGTAGAGGTGGTTGTTGAACTAACTCCAGCAGTTAGTTGTAAAGTATTTAAATCTGCTACATTTCCAGGTCCATCGTCAAATGTAATTTCACCAGATCCGCTTACTGCAGAACGAACTGCACTAGCAAAACTCACGGATCCTGCGTTATTTAAGAATCTAGAAGCAAGATTCAATTCTGTTTTCTTATTATTTGCTTCATCAAGTTCTACATGAGGTTCATATGCAACTAAGTCTTCAAACTCTTCAATCATGATATCTAACATATGACCAACTGGAAGTAAAATTTGTCTTTTTACTTCATTTTTAAAATATTCATGTTCATAGTTAGTCACTTGATATATTGATTCTTCTGCAGTTTTTACATCACCATTTGGTAGTACGGTTCTCCAATCTGAAGTTACCTCAACACCTTCTTTAATAACTGGTGTACCATCATCAAGTATAATTTCATTAGTTTCCCAATGATGAATATTATCTCTTTTTTCGGAACCATAAACTTCGTCTACATAATCCTCTAACTGGTCAGAACTTTTTGGCCATTCTTCATATACGTCAGTAATATCATTAATTAAAAGGATTGCCCAATCTAACTTGGGATCATCAAAAAACTTAGATGCCAAGGAATCGGGAGTTTCACCATTTTCAATTGAATATGTCTCAAAAAGAGTTGTGTATTCATCTAAATCAGGTCTTGCCCTAATTTTTCTAAAAATATTTTTAACTAGTCGGTATTTAAATGCCTCATCATCTCTGACACCCTCACCAACAAATACATTAGGAAAGTAAGAAAAATATCCTGCCATTTTAAAAACCCTCGTCTATTTGAGATTGAGTTACAAGTTGAGTTTCTGTAAATCTACAATTCACTGTAACTGCAGGAACTTGTAACGGTGCATTATCTGTTACACCCAGTGTTTCTCTGCCTCTTGAAGTTTTGATAGCATTATACTGACCGTCTGGAGTATAATTCACATCAATTCCACTACATACAGATGTATGAATTTTATAATGAAGATCCTTACTTACAGTCAAACTGTCTGATCTAGGATCCAAACGAATAAATTTAATATCAAATTTGTCTGGAATCTCGAAGAAACGAGCAGCTCCTCCTCTTCCTAAAAGGTCATCAATTACCCCAGCTCCCTCTGATCGGTTTCCCCCAATTGAGACATTAGTTGACGATCCATATTTCGGTAAAGCACCTTTTTTTAGGTATTTAATAATTTTATTAATTTCTCTAGATTCTCTATCATTACGAGCAAAAAACTTAAATGAGAATATGTGGTTTCTAAACTGCATATTACTGTACAATTGCTCAGTGTAGGGGTTGAAAACCTTTCCTCTAGATAATGCCAGTATATCATTTGCACTAGCATTACCTGCTAGTCCTAAAAACTGTGCAGCACCAGTAGTAATATCTGCTAAGGTACCAGTTATGAGTTCTGGTATTGCATTATCAGCAGCATCCGATAGTGCTTTAGCAGCTTTATCAAAACTATCAGCACCTATATTCTGAGCCATTGCCATTCCAGCAACTCCTACATCAATTTGACGATATGTTGGTTGATATTGAGTTGAGAGGTTCTGAGGCATTGCGATATATACCCGATCAGGATTGAGATTCATCGCAACTTTATTATTAGGAATATTCAACCCATAGTAAGCACTACTGTTTTTATCATCATATTGTATTCTCTTTCTTTGAAACATTACATAGTCAACTTCCTTTGTAGGATTATCTACATCAGTGTTTCCAGAAACGGGTGGACTTAAGGGATAGCGAAATATCGTCAATTTTCTACCTAAATACTACGTGACCTGTATGTATTTATGAGATATCAAGGTAAGTATCGTGTTTCTAATCCTAGGAAATACAAAGGTGACGCACGAAATGTTGTATATCGCTCCTCATGGGAGTATAAATTTATGCAATGGTGCGATTCTAATCCTTCTGTAGAAGAATGGGCTAGTGAAGAGATTATTATACCTTATATTTCACCTGTTGATGGTAAACGACATCGATATTTTCCAGATTTTTACGTTAAAGTAGGAAAAAGAAAGTATCTTGCGGAAGTTAAACCATTTTATCAGACGAAAGAACCAAAAACTCAAAAACGAAACACTAAGAAATATATAAGTGAAGTTGTGACTTATGCTGTAAATCAAGCAAAGTTTAAAGCAGCGAATGAGTTTTGTAAAGATCATGGTTGGGAATTCATGGTAGTCACAGAAAAGGAACTTAAAATCTAATAGAAACAACTATGTTAGGGTTTGGTATTCAAAAAGGAAATCCTCAAGGAGCAAGATACCCCTCATTTCAGGAGTTTTTGTCTAGAACTAAAGGCAAAGACAATGCTCCTAGTTATACTAACTTATTTTCGGTAAGATTTGTATCACCGAGGATGCTGCAATCAGGACCAATCTTTGGTGCCTTTAGATCTCTTGTGAATACAGGACCAATACAACAAAACCCACCAGCAAATTCATTTGATGTTAATCAAAGTAATAATGATTTGAGTATGTTACTTGATTACTATGCTGATAGCGTAAATCTTCCAAGTAAACAGGTTACTACTTCACAAACTCCTTATGTTGGATCACCGTTTAAGTATGCAACAAATACAGCATACAGTCAGATCAGTATAAACTTTAGAATGCCACGTTCTCAATATTCAAGAAATTACTTTGAGAGATGGACAACTATGATGGCAAGCGATAGTGAGCAATATACAAGATATTATGAGGATTATGTCTGTCCTAAAATGATGATCTACAAGTGGGAAAGAGGTGGTGGAGGTTTAGCAGTCACTAATCCTGATTTGATTCGTTCTATAAGAGAAAACGGGGCAGCAGATATGTTGTTGGCAAGAAAGTATCAATTAACTGCTGCATGGGAACTTCAAAATTTATATCCATATAATATTGGTTCGGTGCAGTTAAATAACTCTCAAGCTCAGACAATGACTTTGAGTATTGGTTTTTATTATGAGAGATATCGTTTCTATACTGCTGATCAGTTTGATGCTAATACTACTAATTTTCTTACTGTTAATGCTACTTCAGATGATGTTACTGATGGTTCAAGTTCTCGTAACACATCATTTTTGGGAAGTCTACTCTCTTCACTTGCGGGTGGTGTGTTTACCTAAACCTTTCTGGTATCGCCTAAATAAATGTACTGATGTGAATATCTATGGCATTACCTAAGATTAGTGTACCTAAGTACAAATTGAAACTACCCTCAGATGGTAGAACTGTGAACTTTAGACCATTTCTTGTAAAGGAGGAAAAAATCCTTCTCTTAGCTACTGAGAGTGGTGAACAATCTACTATTGTTTCAGCAATCAAAGATATTATCAAAGATTGCACAGACATAACCGATGTAGAAAAACTCGCTACTTTTGATATTGAATTCGTTTTCTTACAGATTCGTACAAAATCTGTTGGTGAAAGTGTAGATGTCAATATCGTTTGTCCTGATGATAATGAAACTAATGTAACAGTTTCTATTCCTTTAGACGAAATTAAAGTCAAGAAGACTAGAGGTCACAAAAAAGATCTTAAAATTTCTGAGGAAGTTGCTATTACAATGGGATACCCCACTATTGAAACATTCGTTGCTATGAATTTTAGTGATGAGGGTGCTCAGGTTGATCAAGTTTTTGATATGGCAGCTAGTTGTGTAGAATCAATTAGTGATGCTAATCAAGTTTATGATTGTTCTAGTGTTCCTAAAAAAGAACTAATAGAATTTTTTGATCAATTGAATAGTAAGCAATTTATGATGATACAGGACTTTTTTGAAAAAATGCCTAAATTAACTCATACTGTTAAGGTTACTAACCCTAATACTGGAGTTGAAAGTGATGTTGTATTGGAGGGTTTAGCGAGTTTTTTCGAATAGCTCTTCTTCACACCAATCTACAGACTTATTATGAAGGTAATTTTGCCATGATGCATCATCATAAATGGGATATCGCTCATATTGATAATTTGATGCCATGGGAAAAGGAGATTTATGTGAATATGTTAGTAAATTTCCTCAAAGAGGAGCAACGTAGAATGAAGGAGCAACAAGCAGCTGGTGGCTAAATTACAAACCTATAAATTTGTCAATCCTGGAGTTTCAAATGTGAAATCTCCAATAGCTGCTGCTGCAAGAAAACAAACACTAGCGTTGAATAGACTAGGGAGTACAATATCTGGAATAGGAAGTGTTGTTAGTGATATAGAGAAAATTTCAATTGCTCAAATTAAAAATGAAAAATTAAGAGAAAGAGCAGAACGTCGCAAAGAGAGAAGAGAGGCAGATGAAGCGGCAGAAGAGGCAATAGAAAACAAAAAGGCAACGAGAAAAACAAAACCCAAAATATCCAAAACATCATTAAAAATTGTCAAAGGTAGTCTAAGTTGGATAGAGAAATTCTTAGCACCAATTGGAAAATTTTTTGGATATCTGGCTAAGATTGCTATTTCAACAGGTGTACTTGATTGGGTTTCAAATCCAGACAATATTAATAAGTTAACAGAGTTTTTAGAGAAGACACACTTTGTTTTTAAAAAACTATTTGGTTGGGCAGCAGGATTCACTAACAATATTCTAGACGGATTTTCTGCTCTAACAGATCCTAATAGTACCTTTATACAAAGGTTAGGTGGTGTTGGTAAAATGATGACAGGTATCATTGGGTTGAAATACCTGATGAATCCTTTTAGTCTCATAACGGATATTTTAGGATTAATCGATTTACTTACTGGTTATGATCCGTTAAAGTCTAAGAAACTTAAAGGTAAGCAGACAAATAAACCAACTAAAAAGAACCCATCTGGTGCTAATCCAGATGTAGACGGACCTAGGGGTAGACCTAGAGTAAAAACTGTTACTGATCGGTTTGGTAACGCAGCAGGAAAACAATATAGGAAGATTCTTGCAGAATATGGTGATGATGCTGCTAGAGCATACTTGAACGCATTGGAGTTGAATGGTGGAAACCCCACAAAAGCACTTCAAAGTTGGAAGAGACTTAAATTAAAGAAGGTAGAGTATAAACCAACAAGAATACAGAAAGTTGGGGATTTCTTTGGAGGTCTCTTTGATAAAGGTGTAAAATCTTTAACAAAAGGTTTACCTTCTTGGGCGAAAAAACAATACAGTAATTTAGATTCTTTCAGACAGAAACAATGGCAAAAAATTGTTTCAATAGGTGAGGGAATTAAAAATACTGGTATAACATGGGCAAGTAAAGCAAAAAATAAATTTAACAGAGGAATAGAAGGTCTTAAATCTGGCACTCGAAAGTTGTTTACTGATAGAGTATTAACTCCTCTCAGACCAATTATTGAACCTATAGGTAGGCAAGCTAGTAAGATTGGTTCATCAATGATTAATCAGTTGATGAAAATTCCTGGTATGGATAAGGCAGTAGAAGTTCTTAATAAGAAAGGAATTTCTAGTTTTAACGCTATTGCATCAGCAGGTAAAAAACTAGGAGCGAGGGCATCAGCAATTCTTCCTGTTGTTGGTGGTCTTGTAAACCTTGCCTTTGCTTACCAACGTTTTTCAGCTGGTGATTCTATTGGTGGATTGATTGAGGGTACTGCTGGTATTTTAGATATACTTGGTCTTTTTACTGGTGGTGGTACTAGTGCTTTGTCTATGCTTATGGACGGATATATGTTCGTTCGTGATTTTGTTCCTCAGTTGCAACAAAATGAGGAAAGAATAATTGATGCTGTAGGTGCAAGAGGATTGAAAGATGGTATTGATCGAATACTATCTAAGTTGCCTGGTATTGGTCAACTTGTTAGCACACTCGTAGGTGGTGGAACCGACGAAGAGAAAACGAAGGTTAAGACAGTAAAAACAGAATCAATAAAAAGTGATTTAACAAGTATGACTGTTGATGGGGGTACTGAGAAAAATCAATGGTGGGACTTTCTTGACGTATTTCCAAACAAAAGTAAACCTAAAGATGAACCTAAAGATGAGCAAACAGAGGGAACTAAGAAAAATCAATGGTGGGACTTTCTTGACATATTTCCAAACAAAGGTGAACCTAAATCAGAGGAAAAGAAAAAGAAAAATTTCTGGTCTGGTCTTTTCTCTAAGGGAGAACCTAAAAAGTCAGAACCTGAAAAGAAGAAGAAAAAGGGTTTATTTGGATTAGGATTTTTAGGTCTTGAAGATGGCGGTAAATTACCTGAGTTCTTCATTGGTGGTTTATTTAAAGGTATTGGTAAAGCAGTTAGTGGTGTAGTTAAAGGTGTAGGTAAAGTAGTTGGTGGTGTTGTTAATACTGTTGGTAAGATAGCAAGCAATCCTATAGTGGGTACTGCATTATCATTCATTCCTGGTATGCAAATACCAATGGCAGTGATTAATGCTGGTACTGCTTTATCACAAGGTAATGTTATGGGTGCTCTTTCTGCTGGATTAGGTGGATTGGGTGCCTTTGCTAATATCAATACCGTTAATGCTATTAGTCAACCTCAATGGTTGCAAAACCTAAGATTTAGTGGTTTTGGTCAGGGTGTTGCAAATATGTACCACAGTGGTCTCAATGCATTTAATAATTTGAGTGCTGGATTTAATAATTTTATGAATTCCAAAGTAGGTAGTATAGCATCTGATGTCCTAAGTGGTAATTACTTGGGTGCTTTAAACACTCTTAATCCTAAGATTGGAGGCATTGCTCAGAATATTATGAGTGGTAATTATGGAGGTGCTCTAAGTGCTTTCAACCCCGAACTTGGTGCAGCAGTTAGTAAGGGAATAGCATTGGTAGACTCATTTAGGCAAGATCCTATGGGTTTACTTGCTGGTGTTGCAGAAGCAAATGGTATGGGTGGAATTCTTAAAGCAGTTACTGGTTTGTTTGGCGGTGGTGATAAGGTCACTGCTGTAACGCAAATAGCAGCAGAAATGGGTGTCGATCCTAAACTTTTGGGTGTAGTAGATTCCGTAAATAAGAGAGCAATGAGAGAGGGAGGTATTTCTGCTGAATTTGCTATAGAACAAGCTATGGAGTTTATTCCTATTCCCATTATTATTGAGAAGATCGTTCCAATACCTCAGGCAGTAGGGATAAATATTGGTGGTGGTAACCAAATAGTAATAACTGCACCTAATTCGTTGCTTGACAGAATGAGATAATGGCGACTATAAAAAAGAGTTCTAAAATTAATTTCTATAAGTTCGTGAAGGTAAAGGAACCTCTACGGTCAAAAAGTCTTCGTGGTGAGATGCCAGAGGTTGCAAAAACTTTGAATAATAATACTCTTGCTATCAATAATCTTGGTGCAACTGTAAACTCTATTGGAAAAATTACACAAAGTTTTAAGAGTATTCAACTTAAAAGATTAAAAATTGCAGAGTCGCAAATAAAAAATTTTGAAGCAGATTTTACAAAAACAAAAAAGAAAAAACCTTTTGCTGGATTTAGTCCTGCTGCCTTAGTAAAAAAACGTAGTTGGTTAGAAGGTCTGTTCAAGTTGTTGAGTGGACTGATTAAAGCAGCAATTGTTATACCTGCTCTAAAATGGTTATCTGATCCTAAAAATAGAGAGAAAGTATCCAATATAATCGAAGCCCTTAGTAAATTGGCAACGTTCATCTTTAAAGTTGCATCTTTTGGGGTTGTCAATACCATAGAAGGGCTGTATGATCTGATGTCAGATACATCTACTCCTTGGGAAAGAATAGGAGGACTTGTAAAAGGATTAACTGGACTCGGAACTTTATTATTAGGTCTTCGTTGGTTGAGTAATCCAACTCGTATTATTACAGATTTTGGTAACGTGTTAATTTTTCTACGTAACAACCTAATTAGAGGTAGGAGAGGACTCCTAGGTAGAGCTGGAGCACTTGGATTACTAGCAGGTGCTGCTTATGGAGGATATAAACTTTATGAAAACTTAAAGGAAGATGGATCGGGTGGAAAACCAGATCCAAATGATAAAGGTTCTGAAGTAGTATCTAAAGACATATCCTTTGGTGATAGAGGAAACGCATCGTTTGACACCTCAGGTAAATTCCAAGGCAGCATGAATCTAGGTGATAATGTCACTATCAACCTCGGTGGTGATGCTAATTTAGATGAAAAATCTAGTAATTTCCTTAGTGGCATACTCAACCTATTCAAATCTACTGGCGGTCTTGTACCCGCACCCGCATTCGCACAAGGAGGATGGATTAGTGGACCACAATCAGGATACCCCGTATCATTGGATGGAGGGAGATCCACTTCGTTCATCGGACATGGAACTGAGTACGTTGCTAGAAAGAGCGATGGGGGAGCTTTCATCGTTCCTTTTGATACTCCTGGAACAAAAACACAACCAAACTTAACAGATAAAAGATTAGGTGAAGCTAAAAGTCTAGGATTTGAAATGCCTGGTTTTATGCAAGGAGGAACTTTACCAAAAGGTCTACTTCTTTCACAAAAAGCCGCATTTGATCATGTATATAATCTAGCAAAAATGGCAGGAGGAGCAAAATTCCCTGAGATTGTTGCTGCTCAGGCAATGCATGAAACAGGATTTTTAAATCCTAACATAATGAGTGTTTATAATGCCACAAACAGAACTAATGCTTTTGGTCAAACTGGCGACAGGGGATTTGGTACTATTCCTAGAAAAGGTTTTGTAGATGGTTGGACAAAATATGATAATTTATCCAGTGCAGTAAGTGATAATATTAGACTTTGGCATGATGTAAAAAATCATCCTCAAAACTATAATGCTTTTGGTAATATTTTAGATGGTATTGCTGCTGTTGCTCCAGCATATTCACCTAATGCAGATCCTGAAAATATCAAAAAAGGATTTACTACTGACAAGTATAGTGAGGGAATGATTAGGGCATTGAAAGTTGGTGGATTTGATATTAGTAATTTGAAGGATAAACCTAATATTATTTCATCTAATAGTGGTTCTGGACAAAGAAGATCTGGTAACATCTTGACAAACTTTATGAGTGGTCTTAAAACTGCACTTGGATTTGGTAGTGATACAGATGGCACTAGTAATAAAACAAGCACACAAAATAAATCAAATACTGTCAAACCCGCATCACATCCTGAAACAGGTTCTGGATTTACTGTTACAGGAACGAGGGATCAAAATGGTAGACCTTTAGTATTTTCACAACCAGCAGCACAAATGTTTGCTGCAGCAATGAAAGATTCAGGAATCGATTTAGCATCATTTGTTGCAAGTTCTGGTAGAAGTAGATCTAAAAATACTGAAGTTGGTGGAGATCCTAATTCACATCATCTATATGGTGAAGCAGTTGATATGAATGGTGAAGGGTATCAATGGTTAAAAGCGAACGGCAGACGTTTTGGTTGGCAATATGTTTACAATCATAACCCTGACAGTGCTCACTTTAAATATGTTGGTGCTAAGGCAGGTACTACACCTATCTTATCAGAACCTGGTGAAAATTATGCTGGTGGTAATAGTCTCTTTGGACATATAGGTGAGGGTTCTCGTGAAGGTTCTCGTGCATCTAGTAATACAATGGGAAATGATGAAACATCTCCAAGTGTGAGAAAAGGAGGAGGTCTTGGTGGATTTACCTCTTCAGTAAGTTCCGCCCCTTCTGGAATGAGAGGTATGGGAGATGTAGAATCCTCTGACCGTTCATCAATGTTCGGGCAAGCGAGACAACAGAAAAGACTAGAAAAAGTAACAGCAGAGAGAAATAAAGCACGTCGTAAAGTTGCTGAGAGGAGTCAAGACATGATTCAGGAAGTTATGGCAGCAGTTGCTCAACAAAATGGGGTAAATAGTCAAGCAATCCAAGCAGCACAGACAGCGTTAGCATCAGTGGCAGCACAAACTGGTGGTGGTCAACCACAGATTATTCCTAGTAGTTCTAGTTCAGCAGGATCTATTGCATCCACTTTACAATCTACCCTTAATCCTTTGAGAGGTTTAGTTAGATGACAATTAGAAGAAATGAGACTGGTGATGTTGAGGTAAAAGTTAACGTCTTTAGGAATGGTCAAAAACTTCAAAGTAGTGAGGGTTCTGACGACATCTATGATTTTATTACGGGTATTGAAATTTTTGAAAGTATTACTTCATCAACTATAGAAGTAAAACTTCTCTTTAATGATGGTTCTGGATTTATAGGTGCCATGACTGGATCTGAATTATTCAGAATAATAATTAGTGGAACAATTCTTGATAGAGTTTATTATGTTAGAGCATATGATATTGAGTCAAGAACAAGATTAGATAAAGCAGACGCATTTATTGTTAATTGTGCCAGTGATGAATTTTTTCAAAATGAGATTAGTAATGTATTTGGTAATAGTCAAGTTATATTTGATTCCACATCATCTTCTGAGATTGTAGAGAAACTTTTAAAAACAGATAATAGGTATATAAAAACTCGAAAGAAGATTTATATTGAAGAATCTACAAACAAACAACAATTTATAGCATCAAATTGGAGACCATTTGATTGTATCTATTGGCTTTCACAAAGGTCAGTGCGAAAGGCAAGGAAAGGTGGTACCCTTCAAAATGGATTTCTTTTTTGGGAAAGTGGTTTAGGTTATAATTTTAAGTCCATTGATAAAATGATTGACAAGGTAAACGATCAAAGCGAGTCGGATACTAATTTTAGTACAGGTGAGAGTAAATTGTACACTTATACGTATTATCCAAAATCATCTGGTACGACTGAAAGTGATCAATTTAGAATTGAAACTGTGGTATTTCCAGAAGAGAGAGACTTTTTAACTGGATTACGTCATGGTGCTTGGGCAGGTTTTAGTATGGGATTTGATCCTGTTACTGTAACTCAATCTAAAATGGGATTGAGTACAGATATGTCAGTAGATGCTTATCGTTACAGTATAAATCACATATGGCCAAAGATGTCACATCTAAATGAAAGTAGGTCAGTTAATCCATTAACACAACTGGATGATAATATTAAACAAATTGTAGAATATCCAAGACGAACAAGATATAATATTCTATCAAATCAAATTTTTGATCCAAAATTTGTAGACAATCCTCAAAAGAATTATGAAGAATTGGTAGAACTTCAATCATATCAATGGATGAGGATTGAGTCTCTAAAAAATATTAAGTTGATGATTAAATTTCCTGGTAATCTTGATCTATATGCAGGAAATGGGATTAATGTAATTTTACCTGCAACATATAAGAGGAGTTCTACCACAGATATGGATAGAAAATACAGTGGAAGATATGTCATTGGGGGGTTGACACATAAGATTACTGGTACTAATATGACTACTGAAGCATTATTATTGAAGGATTCGATACCAAGGAGATCCTCATAATGCACATAAATACTAATGTATCAAGGAGGTACTATGCAAAGTATCGAACAACATATTGAAAAAGACAAGGGTATTATTGATGATCCAACAATGAATCCTGCTGCACGTAGACACGCAAAAGCAGAACTGCATGATTTAGAAGAGTATGTAGAGCATCACAAGAAAGAAATCGAAGCAGGAGATCACCACGATCCTAACGCATTAGAACTATGGTGTGATCAACATCCCGAAGAACCAGAATGTCTAGTCTATGATGACTAATGACAAATTTTTTATCATGGTTACTTGGAACTTGGACTAATAAGCATCAAGCACAATCATCTCCCACTTTATACAAATCTGTATACGTCAGATGGGAGAAAAATGGTGAGTTTATAAATTCTGTTCATTGGGGTAGGAAATCATCTCATGATCCATATTTAAAAACTCATAAAAAATTAGTAGAATTATCGGATAAAGAAGTTATTTTAGAACATTGGGGTGGAACCTATAGTGGTTTGACTCGCAATGAAAATTGTGATATGATATTAAAATTTGATGGCACAGCATGGATAGGTCAGTTTGATACTGAAAATATTCATGCTGAACTTGCTGTTTATGGAAATAAACTTTTTATGAAGGATAAATTTTTGGACTCTAAAGGTAAGATTATTTGGGGTGCAGATGAAATATATAAGTTTGTAAGAGTTTAATTATGGATTCAGGAAAGTATATAAAACCATGGGTTCGACTTTCAATTGAAGTTGCCAACTATCTAAGACAAGAATTGAAAAGTTTTCCTGATGTTACACACATGGAAAACAAATATCCTATTGTGGAAAATGAGAATGTATTCATTATAAATGAAATGCATCAGAGTGATAAACTTAGAAAGATGCATTTAGAAACTGGATATACAGAAAATATTTCTATAATGCACTGTGTGTTGTATCCTGATCCTAATTATCCTATTCCCATATTTGGTGCTGATATTGTAGAAACTCCTAATTCAGTTACCGCAGCAATTGTTGATATATCACCTGTGTTTGGAACTCAAAAATACGTTGATGTATTCAGAGATATATCATACAAATATAAATTTAAAGAGAATAGAGTTTTACCTTTATGGACTGATGATGTTTTTTCACAAGGGTGTAAGTTCATGCGTATTAGAACTGAAGAAGAGAAAATAATGTATATGAATTTGATTGAGGAATCTATTCAACTCTATAAAGGTATAGTAGAAAATTCTAAGTTTGATGAACAATGGATTCATACAATGAAAAGGATTGATGACCAGATTTATTATTGTAAACAACAGAGAAAGAATAAAAAGACTGAGGCAGTTTTGAGTCAGTGGTTTGATCCCCAGTGGGCAAAGGATTACATAAACGAAATCCTCTTTGACACAAAGGTAATAAATAAGTCGTAAGGATAAAAGTATACAATGCCGTCAATTGAAGGAATCATCAATGAACCTAATACCAATTTTGTTGGTAAAGACGGATTTTTCTGGTGGGTTGGTGAAGTAGAAGACAACGAAGATCCTATGGAGTTAGGTAGGGTCAAAGTTCGTGTGCTTGGATATTATACCAATGTTCGTGGTGGTACCACAGCAGATCTCCCTACTGAAAATCTTCCATGGGCAACCGTATTACAACATACGTGCCAATCAGGAAATGATGGTCAGGGTGAAAGTTCTGGTCAACTACAACCTGGTGCTATTGTCATGGGATTCTTCATGGATGGGGAGTCTGCTCAAATGCCAATAGTTATTGGTGTTATGAGAGTTAAAAAATCTGCAGAGTCACAGAAAGAAAAGATATTTGCTTTTACTGGTGAGCACATGGAACCTGGCGTTGGTTCTAACGTGGCAGCACAATTGCCTGGTAGTCCTAACTCAAGTACAGGAAGGAATCAAGCGGAGGGGTATGGTAGGGCAAATATTGCTAACACTGTAGATCTTCCTAACCAAAAGGGTGAGAATCAGAGTGCTGCTATTTCTGGTGTAGGTTCTCCTAATAATATCGGAACTGTGATGAATGGTAGTAGTGGTAATCCCATCAAACCAAGAAGTTCAAACAAACCTAATCCTGCTGCTAATGGTGTTGGTGGTCCTTGGAAAACTTTAGAGTATAAGTTATCGTATCTCATAGAAGATCTTGCAGATCATGCTGGTTCTTTGATTCGTGCAGAAGATGGTGATTTTTTAGATGTTGTTACTGGTAAGTTAGTCACTGCAAAACAACTTACTGTAAAACTTCAGAACTTCTTGAGTAGTGTATTTGCTCAAGTAGTTGCTGCAATGCGTCAGGCACTTGCTAATCTTGCTGAACAACTGGAGTTAATAAACATTCTTGGTGGTGCAACTGGTGTGCCATTTGTGGTGTTTGCTGCAATTCAAGCAGCAGTCAAAACAATTCTTGCCTCTCTTTGTAATGTTGATAGTAGATTACTTAGTTTCATTTCAGATCCTGTAGGAAGTATTGTTGGTATTCTTGAAAACTTCCTTGATGGAGTTATTGATAAAGCAACCATGGTTATGCAGGGTGTTCAGGCAGCAATCGATGGTGTTATCTGTCAAGTTCAGAGACTTCTTGATCAGGTATTAGGTGTTGTTGATACTGTATCAGCAATCGTAGATGGTATTGGTAAAGCAAAAGAAATTATTGAGGCATGGAAAGCAGGTAGTGAAATTTTTGAATCGGGAACTGATCTTCTTAAGAAAGGTATTAATAGCATTACTGGACTAATTCAACTCTTCATTAAGTTTGCTGCTAGTAATTGTGATCGTAAACCTGATGGTGGTAAAGATACGGTAGGATGGTATCCCTTATTTGGTGTTACTCATTGTACTCCTGAAGAACTTGCAGAAATTAACGCAATTAGAGGACAGAGTAGAGGCACTTGTGGTGGTGATGCAGGATCTGGTAGTTTATTTGACAATATTTTCAATGAAGCAGATCCATATTTAACTGCTGCTAAAACTTTCTTAGATGGTTCTTATGATCTATTTGTCGGAACACCTGGTCGTCAGGCAAGTGTACATAAAAAAGCAAGTGGAACAACATCAACATCTGTAAAGATAAATCAGAACGAGTATGCTAAGTTCAATGCTCGTAAGGAAATTAGAAAACAAAAACCAGACATATCTGAAGAAGAACTTGAAAAACAAGTAGATGTATATGTTAAAGATCAGAACAAATCATCATCATCAGGTAAGGGTGATACTGGTTCTTTAGTTGCTGACCACTGCTCATTTGCTGGTAATTATACAGAAGAAACTCATGGTGACCAGTGTAAACAAATTGACGGTGATCATGTTGTAAACGTTGATGGTGATTATTTCTTAAAGATTACTGGTGATTGTCATATTGAAGTTGGTGGTGGTTTCTTCTTTGATGCTGAGGGTGCTCCTAAAGTTGTAGATAAAAAAGGTAATAAGAAGAATGAAAAGGTTCAAAAGCATACAATCAAATTTGGATCTGATGTTGATATCAATACTGTTGGTGCTAAGTTTGAAGTTCAAGGTGCAGAATTTAATGTAGGATCTGTTTCTACTAAGTTTACTAGCAGTGTTTTTGAATCTAGCGGTGGTCAGATGGCACTCTCTGCAGGAGAAATGATTATTAGTGGAGATAACTCTATTGATATTATTACACCTTCATTAGTTGAAATGATTAACGTACCAGTGTCAAAAATGCCTAAGGTAATGTCAGGTATTCGTAGAATGGTTGGTGGTTCTGTTGAAACAGTTATGATACCTGGTTCTGGTACTGATTCTATTCCTAGGTATACTATTGCCAATCCACTTGGACCATATTCATTGACTTGTGGTACAACAGGATATAACTGTAATGTTATTACTGGTGCATACAATGCTAATGTTGCTGCGGGATTTATTTACATGCAAGCATCTGCTGCTGTAACTATGCTTGCTGGTGCTGGTATGCTTCTTGAAGCAGGAGCAGCAGTATTGATTCTTGGTAAAACAGTCTTTATTAACTAATTCTTGACAGGACACCTCTTGACTGCTATACTAGATAATATAGTATGGAGTCACATGTGGAATCTGAACTAGCACATGTTTTTGTTAACTTCTCAAAACGCACAATTAAGATCGTTGATGATGAAGGATATGACAAAACTGTAAATTGGAAATGGGATCAAGAAGGTTCTAGAGGTTTTTCTGAAACCGTTAGCGATATCGAAGATATTCTTGATCCTGATATGATCACTTATTGTTTTGCTGTGCAATGATTGGACCTATTGGAATCACACAACGTCAAGCAGAAGAACATTTTGACTTTATTATGGATCTGACAGAATCACAACATGTCTGTTGGAAAATTACTCGTAATGATGGTAAGTCTGCTATGCTTGTTCCTGTAAATGAAGTTTCTCCAATTCCTGATGAAATACAAACTCAGGTAGAAGAATTCCAAAAACAATTTATGGAGGATAAAAAATGATTTTTGCCAATTTGATTGACCATGGTAACTATGCAGGATTACCACCAACAGGCATATTCATCTTTTGGATAGTCGCATCTCTTGCAGGACTAATGGGGTATGGTTTATACTATACCTTTGGTCCAGGTGGTAAAGATCTTAAAGATGAGATTAGAGAACATGCGAGAATGCATGAACTGGGTATTGCTCACGGTCATGAAGGAAGGGCACCTTTAATGACACAGAAAGCACAAGAGCAAGATTATCCACAACATAAGCATACTAAAGGATGAAAATCAATGATTACTAAAGAAAAACAAAGAAACCAAGTGAAATCTAAATTTTATTATATTTTTTGGGGTGTGGCAACAGCATCCGTTGTACTGGGTCAATTGTATGTTGGATCTGGATATAGATCATTTGCTCGTACATTAAATAGAATCTTCGATACTATTGAAGTTGAATACGTACCTTCACCAAGTTTTTATTAATGAGGACACAAAATAAAGAAAACTATTACTATGTGTTTTGGGTGGTTGCAATGGTGGCATTCATTATACCTCAAGTATTCACAGCAGTAGCATATCACAAACTCATTAGAATTCTTCAATCTCCTGTTGAGGTTGAGATTAAAAAAATGCCCCCATATCAAGTGGAGTACATCAAATGAATTATGTTGGACTAGAGGTAATTTTTTGGACAACTCTTACAATCTACATCCTAGCAAAATTAGGTGCATTTAAAAAATGAAATCAACAAAATACATCATAGGTAGCATTGGAGCATTTACAGTGTTACTCTCATCAAGTTTATTTTATCTTGGTTCAAGTAACCATAGACTATCAGATACAAATGATGCACTGTCAGCAGACATGCAACTATTAATAGAGACACTACAATACTCTACCCCACAAGAAAAAACAATTTATTGGTAATGACTGAACCTAGATTTACCGTTGATGGGAATCAATACAACTCAGACTTACATAAGAAACCTACTGAAAATTTAGAGGAACTTATGAAAAAATTTACTAGGATTTTGGAAGAGACAAGTCCAGAAAATAAAGAGACAATAGCATACCTTCTGGGTTGTAGAGATGTTGTTGATTATCTAGCAAGAGGAAAACTTCCGAGTGAAAAGAATCATGATCCTATAAAAACAAATCCCGCATTACAATTTAAAGACAAGGTAACTTTTATTTCAAGATACTTATGAGACTTACACAAGAATTAATTGACAAGATCCAATTAGCATTGCAGCACACTAAAAAGGATGGTACAGTCAACTGGAAAGACGGTGATGACATTGAGGTCAGTGTTGCAGGTACATTTGCTGCTGACAGATTTATTGTTATTAATAATAGGTCAAAGAAACCTTGGGAACCATCAGTAAATAGTTCACATCATCCTGATTATGACCCCACACCTGCTGAAGAGTTTTATAAAAAATGGCCACATTTATTAGAACCACCCTATCGAAATAAGTAAGTAATAACTTTGCTATATAAAATACGAGCACAGGGCAAGACAATGCACCTCAAAAGTCACGAAACACCAAGAAAACGAGGTCGCAACGACAAATCGAGAAAAAGTCCTGTCGCAGTTAGACAATTAAAAGCAAGACACAAAGCACTTATAAAAAAATTAGAGGGAGTACAAAAGATCTCTAGGTAGAAAGAGTGCCCTCTATTTTTTTATTATTATCTATAAAATGAAGAACAATCTTAATGTTGTGAAAAAAGTCTCTAAGCAAATTCCTTTACAGGATGATTTTATTGGAGTATATGATGATGTTCTTACAAAAGAACAATGTTCTAATTTCATTTCATTCTTTGAGAACTTAAGAAAAACGGGATTTACAACTCCCCATCAACTTGAGAACCATAGAATTGATATGGAAGAATATAACGATTCATGGCATTATGATTTAAATGCAGCAACGCCAGTCAGTGATACATTTTTTAATATTACTAGTCAATGTGTAAATCAATATTTGAAGAAGTATACGGTATTAGGTCAATCTAGATTTTTGTTTTATGATTTTAAGTTAAAGAAAATACCTGTTGGAGGAGGATTTCACGACTGGCATTTTGAGAATTCTACGCTAATATCTTGTGCAAGGCAATTAGTAATACAGATATATTTGAGTGATATTGAAGAGGGTGGAGAAACAGAATTTTTATATTTGAATAAAAGGATTAAGTCAAAAGCAGGTAGGTTAATTATATTTCCAGCAGGTTATACACATGTCCATAGGGGTAATCCCCCTATTGGACAAGAAAAGTACATCGCAACAACTTGGGGGATTTTACAAAGCTCATGATATTTTGGATTGGATTTACCCTTATGGTATTGAATGAGGGTTTTGTTATGATGAGACATATTTCACCTTGGTTTGGAAAACAAAGACAAAAATTTATTGATAGGTATGGTGCTAATGTATGGTATAGATTTCATGGTACATTAGATTATACTTGGATAGGACTTGTGACTATTGGATTAATAGTTAATCCTAATCGGATACTACACATTGCAGCGTTAGCAATCTTCTGGTCTTTAAGTTTCATTATATTTTATCTACCAAGATGGATAAAAAGATAACTTGACGCTTATATAAAACCATGATAGACTACATTTAAATTCCCCTTCAAAATGATCAATGTCAAAGACAACGAAGACGGTTCGTTCACAGTCGAATGGGACGAAAACGACGAAGACGAAAGTTTCTTCAACGACTGGACGAAAGAAGACTTCACGAGGTTCTTCCGCCTCTGTGCAGAGCGTGAAAACGCAAAAAAATCTGGAGAAGAATCTCAAGAATTTGACATCAAAGAAAGTCAGAAGGACTAGAATTGATAAGAAACCAGTATTTACTAAAGTTAAGTCTGGTGATCTATGGGAATTAGGTAATGGTAACGGTAATATAAAAAATACAATGCCTTGGTATCTTCATCCAGTTGAAAAGGATACATTTAATAGGTCATGGTTCAGAGATTATGATGATGCATGTAAGCAAATTGCACGATTAAAACTAAGACCAGAACAATACACCCTAACAAAATACAATGGGTGAATACCTTTATAAATAAACTTGTAGCAAATAGTGTGATTATTCGTGGGAACTCGTAAAATTTCTCAACTGGATACAATCTCGGATTCAAATCTATCTGGAGAAGGAATTCTACCTGTAGTTGTATCTGACCCGTTGATCCCAAATAGAAAAGTAAAGATCAATCAACTCCATAAAGGTCTTGCACAAGGGGCAAAAGCAACTCCTGGACTTTGTTTCGATCTTGATCGTAACACTGGTTTATATCAATCTGCATATGATGAGTTAGGATTATCTTTTGGTAGCAGTGGTTTTTACATGACCACTATTTCAAATAGTGAAACTAGCAAATCTTTATATATTACTGCAGTTCACGAATCTTCAACAAATGCTGATATTGTTCTTGCCCCCAAAGGAACTGGTGCTGTAAAGGTTACTGGTAACTTTGTAGTATCCGATCAAACTTTTATTCTTGAAGATGCTCAAGGTCCTAAAGCAAGATTTGAAGTTAGTAATATTGGTACTGGTACTAATACTCGTATCTTTACCCTTCCCGCCATTACCTCTGGTAACGGAACTACCGTTGTTGGTGATAATACTACTCAGACGTTAACTAATAAAACTATTCTTATTGATGAGGATAATTTAGTTATTACTGATGGTAATGAGGAAGCAATCTTCCAAATCAATTGGACAACTACATCCGACACTCGTAGATCTTATTTGCTTCCTGATGCAGGAACTGTAACAACAACTGCTGAACCCACTGCTACATCATCTACATTACTTGACACTAAGGCAGAACAAACTGTTCTTAATAAAAGTTTTGTTGATGTTAAGTTTCTTACTGACGCTGAGATTGGAACTGCTTTTGCAGCAATTAATACTGATGCTCTTACAGCAAACAGAACTATAACAATTCCAGACTTGAGTCTTACATTAGTTGGTACTGATTCCACTCAACTTCTTCAAAACAAGACTGTTGAAAATCTAGTTCTTCAGGATTCTGTAGATAACACTAAGAAAATTACTTTTAGTGTTGCCAATCAAAACTCATCATCTAACCAAACATTTGAAGTTCCACCCACAAATGATCTAAATAATGGCATAAACAATAACGTATTTGTTACTGATCTATCAACTCAGTCTTTATCCAATAAGACTTTAGTTGTTCCTGTTATCAAACAGACAAGTGAAGCAAGTACGAGTGTTACTCTTGATACGAGTAACATCACTGGAACTAGAACAATCAAGTTTCCAGATTCGGATGCAACTTTACTCTCTACGGAAAACGTAACTCTAGAAGATGTTACGTTTGGTGCTGGTATTGGTGGTAACAACCTTACTGGACTAACCAGACAACAACAATTCTTTTATTCGGGATTCTAATAACTAACCATGGCTAAACAAGGACTTCTAGCACAACTTAAACCATCTGCAAACACTGATACGGTGTTTTACTCAGCACCTATTGATGCAAGTGCTAGTACGGTGTTGACTGTAGCAAACGACGGAACAGGTTCCGCTTACGATGTGGCAGTAAAGGATTACGATCAAAAAGTTACTCTTGATGCAAGCACATACAAACTTCATGAAGGTGACTTGATAACATCATCTGTTGTCGAGGTTGGAACTCCAATTTCATCAGAGATAGCAATTAGTCCTGGTGATCTAATCACTACATCAGATCAAGAAAAAACATTTAAATTTGAATCATTCTTCGTTCCTTCTTTCACAGAAATTTTCGTCAAAGTATTTGCTGTTAGGGTAGTTCCTGTAGAGTCTGTTACTGGATCATTTGCTGCTGGTGATACAATTAGTAAAGGATCTGGAAGTGACACGACTACTGCTGTGGTATATGGTTATGATGATGTCAACACTGCCATCCATATCGGTACTTCTACAATAAATGGTTCTGGAACTGAATTTGCTGCTGGTGATACCATAAGTGTTTCTGGTGGTGCTTCTGGAACGATCTCAGCATCACCTGCTATCACTGCTGCTAATGATGAATTTGTATTTTCAACTACAACTGCTGGTGGAGTTTACAACATTTACATTGGAACTAACAATATTCTTCAATTTTTTGATGATCGTACCTATAGATTTAACGTTGCAGACTCAACAATGAGTGGTAGAGACTTTAAACTTTCTGAAACTGTAAATGGTGAGTATGGACCTGACGGTGCAGTAGGTGGTGGTGATGATGGTACAGAATTTACGACAGGCAAAACAACAAACGGCACTGCTGGTTCCTCTGGTGCATATGTACAATATGCTTTCGGAGGCAATGAAACTCCAACAACTTTATTCTTTTATGATGGTGGGACAGGCACTGCATCAAACGGTAATTTTGGTGGTGCTGACAGATATATTTCACGTACAACTAGTTACACTTATCCTGGATTTTTTGTTTTTGACAAAGTAGGCACTATCGTTGATAATACTGATACCTTCCTTTTAGGTGGCATTACTTATACCATTACCAGTCAAACTGCTGGTGCTTATGGATATGTTAGGGATTACACTGGTTCTACTTTAAAGTTTATTAAGGGACTTAATTCTCCTGATTTTTCTGGATCAGATACTTTCAGGGATGTTCCTAAATCAAACACTGCATCTAGATCTACTGCAACTATTAACAGTATTGATGTTGCATCTGCAGCAGTGGAAGGATCCAATTACATTACTCAAGGTGTTAGCAATGGTAACAATGAAGTTGATAAGATTACCTCATTAGTTGTTGGACCTGGTGAAACACTTGTCGTAAAATCAACAACGGCAAATAATGTCTTTAGTCTTATTGGTTTTGAAGATGGTTCAAATTCAATTACGACTAGAGTATTTGGTCAAGGATAAATAATCAAAAGGCAGTATAAGAAATGGCACTTACCAGGCTAAAGAATATTATTACGTCCAGAACTGGACGTATTATCTACGTAAACCCTGATGACTTTGATGCTTCAGATGCTATCGATAACAGAGGTAATTCTGCACTGAGACCTTTTAAGACGATTCAAAGGGCATTTCTTGAAGTTGCCAAGTTTTCATATAGAGTTGGTTTAAGTAATGACGAGTTTGATGCTTTTAGTATCATGCTTTATCCATCTGAATATATTATTGACAACCGTCCTGGTGAGGTTCTTTATACTAATGTTCCCCCTATTGATTCAAACTCAAATTTAGACATCACATCATCTAGCAATGTACTATACAAATACAATTCCATTGAAGGTGGTGTCATTGTACCTAGAGGTTGTTCTCTTGTTGGTACTGACCTTAGAAGAACTAAAATAATTCCAAAATATGTACCTTATCCAACAACATATGCTGCGAAAGGTATTAATACAGAAGCAGATGTTCCACCTCGTTCAGCATTATTTAAAGTAACTGGTGGTACTTACTTCTGGCAATTCTCATTCTTTGATGGTGCAGAAGAAGGTGTATATTATAAACCTGATAGTACAGATACATTAGCACCTAAGTTCTCACATCATAGACTTACATGTTTTGAGTTTGCTGATGGTTTGAATCCATTATCAACTCTTATTGCTAAGGGCACTGTACCTAACTCCGATTACACTGCTGTTGCAAATATTCAAGAGAGAACTGACCTAGAAATTTATTATCAAAAAGTATCGAAGGCATTTGCTGCTGTTCCTGATACATCTGGTGATCCTGATACTGACCAGATTCAGGCAAGAGTAGAAGAAAATCGTATTGTTGGTCCTATTTCTGATGAGTATAGAGTCCTACAAATTACAAGAAACGGACAAACTGCTACTGCTGTTACTGTTGATGAGTTTGATAATCCAAGAGATCATGGGTTCTCTGTTGGTGTTAACATTAACATTAGTGGTGTTACTGGATCAACTGGACCTTCATCTGAAGCAGATGCAGGAGTTTATAATGGATCCTTCACGGTTACATCTGCATCTGGTAACGTCTTTACTTATCAAATGCAATCAGAACCAACAGGAAATGCTGTGGGTTCAAACGTAACAGTTAAGACTGAGATTGACACTGTTGACTCTGCTTCACCATATGCATTCAACCTATCACTAAGAAGTGTGTGGGGTATGAATGGTATGCATGCTGATGGTAGTAAGGCAACTGGTTTCAAATCAATGGTTGTGGCACAGTTTACTGGACTGTCACTTCAAAAGGATGATAGAGCATTTGTTAGATTTAATGCTTCAACTGGTAATTATGATGTAGCAACAGCAGGTGATGGTGCTCACTTAGATGGTTTTGCTGAATACCGTAAAGGATGGGGTCATGAGCATATCAAATGTTCAAATGATTCATTTATACAGGCGGTGTCTGTATTCGCTGTGGGATATCAAGGTCACTTCACTGCACTAAGCGGTGGTGACATGTCAATCACCAACTCTAACTCTAACTTTGGTAACACTGCTCTAAGATCAGCAGGTTTCAAAGCAAAAGCATTCTCAAAAGATAAAGCAGCAGCGATTACTCACATCATACCACCTAAAGCATTAAGTGTTATTTCAACAACTGCTACTGGTACTGCTGCTGCCACAACAATTACACTCGCTGATGATGGTTCGATTAACGGTCTTGTTCAAGGAGTTGCAGTCAGTGGAAATGGTATTGCTACTGGAGCATTAGTCTCTTCATTTAACACAAATACTAGAGTAGTTACTCTTTCTGCAGCAAATACTGGTACTGTTAGTGGCAATGTAATATTTGGTCAAGAAACTTCAGTCAACTGGGTAAACCTTGACATTCAAAGAACAAAAGTAATTAATCAGGCACTTGCAAGTGGTGGTGGAACACCTGGAACTAGACTTTACTTGTATGGTTTTACTGTTGAAGCATCTCCACCAACAAGTAAAGTACAAGGTTTTACTATCGGTGCAAGACAAGATGGCACAGGTGGTAGTGCTGTACCTGACAAATTAAATTGTCTATTAGTTGCAAGTGGTGCATCTGAAGCAACTGTCCAACAAGCATCAATCTCTCCTTATGGACCTTCTGTTTCTGGTAAAGCACCAGGCACCGTAGGTTCACCATTACAATATGATTCTGGCACATATACCATTGGTGGATTAGCAGGTCAAGTTGGTGGTTGGTATATCACTGTATCTGATACTGATAATGAAATTTACACAGCAATTAATACAAACACACAATATAATAATGTAAGTTTTACTCCTACAACTTTCATTAAGAGAATTTCTGACGGTAGAGATCTTCAAGATAGAACATATCGTGTTAGACTTGTAATTGATAAAGATAAGAGCAATCCATTACCTAGAGATCCTATCTCTGGTTTCGTATTACAACCTTTGAATACTGATACCACTTCATATAACTTAGATAAGTGTTATTACATATATGATATTGAAATTGTTCAAAAATTTGAAAGAGGTGTCAGTGATGGTATTTACTACCTAACATTACTATGCGGATCAATCGCACCGTCAACATCAAACTTTAATGACAGAAAATTCTCACAAAATGTCAACGAAGTTTATCCTACATTTGATAGAGACAACCCAGTTGCTGATCCACCTGCTGCTGTATCAGTCGCAGATAACGAAACTATCGGATTGGTAAATGCAACAGATGGTGCAACACCAACTCCTAATAAAGATCCTAAACGTTCTATTACTAAAGAAGGAATACAATTTATTCTTGCTGATAGTGGATGGACTCAACCAGGTACAACTCCTGGATGGGATGCAGTTAATAATGAACTCTCTGATGTTGAATTAACTGCTCGTGCTGGTGACGAGGAAGTTAGAAAGATTAACATTAGAGAAAATAATGATGGTTCTGTAGCACCTATTCCTGTTGAGTTTAGACGACACTCTATTCTAAGATCAGGTAACCATACGTTTGAGTATCTTGGTTTTGGTCCAGGTAACTATTCAACTGCATTCCCTCAGACTCAGGTTGAAACTCTAACTCCAGAACAGATTAGATTCTCTCAGTCTATCAAAGAAGAAGGTGGAGTTTCATTCTACTCAGGTCTTAACTCAAACGGTGACCTATTCATTGGTAACCAAGTTATCAACCCAGTTACAGGTCAGATTACTAATGAAGATATTGCTCAGTTGAATGTTATTGGTGAAGAGAACACAACCATCGAAACATTCTCAGAGATTGTTCTTACTGACAAACTCACAGTTATTGGTGGTGCATCTAACCAGTTAGAATCTATCTTTGCAGGTCCTGTTACATTCCAAGGTCAAGTATCATCTACTGACAATCTTATTGCAAAGAAATTTACTTATAATAACCAAGATGGTACAGTAATTAAACAAACATTACTAGCACCTGAAGATGCTCTGGGACAACCTGACTTTAGTAATGTCACAGGATACGATACGCCTGGTGATGGAGATTTAGTTTATAATATTAACTGGAGTCCAGGTAAGTCTCTTGGTTGGATTTATTATAGTGCAGTATGGCATGAATTTGGTCTAACTGATACTGGAGATATTGACATTGGAACGTTCAGTAATGAACAGCATATTGGTATTGGTAAGGTAGCAACTGCTGATTTTAGGGTTGATGTTTTAGGTAATGCTAAGGTAGATGGTAACTTAGTTGTTACTGGACAAGGTGGTGTTTCTGCTTCCAATTATAAAACTAGAGAATATAATGGTGATGGTACACAGTTAACATTTGCAATCACAACATACAGTGGTGGTATTAAACACACTGCAGATTCTGTTCTCGTATTCTTAAATGGTGTTGCTCAGGTTGGTGGAACTGATTATACAGTTGATGGTACTGGTGCAAACATTGTGTTTGCGTCAGGGTCAGCACCACTTGCAAGTGATGACATCCATATTGTAGAAATGCCTATCTAAGAACCATGCCTACTTCAAGAGTTAGTGGTAATCAGATTGAAAATACCACAAATTTAAATATCACAGGACTAGATTTTGCTGGTAACAGTGGTAAATTAAAACTTCCCACAGGAACAGAGGCACAAAGACCTGCCTCTGGTGCCATTGGCATGATCCGTTTTAATACGACAGAGGACAGGGCAGAGCAATATGTAATTAATGGACCTGACAATGTACCTGGTTGGGCAAAGGTAAAAGGTGGTGGTGGTGCTACTGGATTAGGAGTATATGGTCTAATTAAAGGTAATTCGAGAAGTATTGATGAAAATATAGATATTCCTGCAATTAGTGAGTCATATGCTTTTGATAATGCATTTACAGTAGGACCAGTTATTACTATTTCAAGTGGTTATACTGTTACAGTCGGAGAGGGTGTTGATTGGACTATTGTTGAGACTGGTTTTGAACCAAATACTCTAGGCAGTGGTGGATTTGCGGGTAAAATTGGACCAAGTTGGGCAAATATTGGATCTGATGATGGAATTGGAGAATTTAATTTAATTCGTGGTAACTCAAGAACTATAGATCAAAATTTAGTTATTCCATTTAATCCTTCTACAAATGATTATGCCTTCGAAGAATCATTTTCAGTGGGACCGACCATTACCATTACAAGTGGAAATACTGTCACTGTTAGTAGTGGTGTCACATATGAAATATTAGACACTTCTTCATTACCACCTACAGGTCCAACCTTTAATGTATCTGTAGATCCTACTAGTGTTAATGAGGGAGATACATTTACAACTACCATTACAACTACTGGTGTTGATGATGGTACTATTCTTTACTGGGAGATAACTGGTGTATCCTCTGATGATTTTGCTACAGCACCAATCTTTCCAGCAACACAAGGACAAGTTATAATAGCTAGTGGTACTGCAGACTTCTCACATGGTCTTGCCAATGATGAAACTACTGAGGGAACAGAGACTGCCACTATTAAATTTTATAGTGATTCTGAAAGAACTCAACAGGTTGGTGATACTGTAACTGTTACTATTGCAGATACTTCCGACACACCACCAGCTGCACCACCAGGTCAAACACAGTGGACAAGTGCTCAAACAACTTCATTCACTGTACCTGCTGGTGCGTTTACTATTTCTGCTGTAGTAGTTGGCGGTGGAGGCGGTGGCGGAGGTTGCATTGGTAACTCTGGTACTGGTTCTGGTGCTGGTGGTGGAGGAGGACTCTCATGGGGAAATTTCCCAACCAATCCTGGTGAAACTTTAACTATTCGGGTAGGTGCTAGAGGTGGCGGTGGTAATAGTAATGGTAGTAATGGTAGTCCTGGTGGTGATAGTTATATACAACGTAGTGGCACTAATCTTCTCTTCGCAGGAGGAGGTGGAGGTGGACAAGGTGAAGCATCTAACAACACTGGTGCTGGACCAGGTGGAACAGGTGCTTCTGGTACAGGTGCTCAAGGTGGTGGTAATGGTGGTAGAGGATCTCAAGCTCATAATGACGCATCTGCTCAAGGTGGTGGAGGTGCTGGAGGATATTCTGGTGCTGGTGGTATTGGCGGTAGATCAAGTACTGGTACTAATGGAAGCGGTGGTGCAGGATCAGGTGGTAGTGGTAGTAACACCTATGGAGGTGGCGGCGGTGGAGTCGGCATCTTAGGTTCAGGATCATCTGGTACTGGAGGAAATGGTGCTGGTGGATCTGGAGGATCTCAAGGTGGTAATGGTAATGGATCAACTTCACAAGGTGGTGGTGATTATGGAGGTGGCGGTGGTGCTGCTGAAGATGACACTAGAGATAGTGGTGGTGATGGCGGTGTAGGTGCTGTAAGAATTTTATGGGGTGGTGGTAGGTCATACCCCAGTAACGCAGGAAGTGTATAATACCACTATGATAAATACAAGGAGGACAGTGTTCTAAAAAAGAAATGACAACTACAAGAATTAGTGATAACCAAATTGATGAAGCAACTTCTGCAACTATCACGACACTGAATTTTCTAAATACTAACAGCGAATTTAGAATTCCTGTTGGTGATACTGCAACAAGACCAGGCAGTCCTGCTATTGGTATGTTGCGATTTAATACTGAAAATGATAAAGCAGAAATTTATGTTGCTGATGCTGACGGTGATGGAAATGCTGGATGGATTAATCTAGGTGCTGGTGCTGGTGGCGGTGTTAATGTTTTGGGTGATAATAATAATATTAGAGGAAACCCTAAGACTATTGCTGAAAATCTTGAAATTCCTGATCCCGCAACAGATAAATCATTTGAAAATGCTTTCAGTCTCGGACCAAAATTGACCATTGCCAGTGGTTATTTCGTCACAGTTCCTAGTGGAGTTAATTGGCGTATTTTCGATTAATTATAGGTATTAACTAATGTCACAAATAAATGTAAACAAAGTTATCTCTCCATCCCAAGCGGCAAGCGACGGACCAACTATTGATATTGCCGCTAATGGTAATATATCTTTAGATACGGATACAGTTTTTGTAGATTCTACAAATAATCGCTTGGGAATAGGTACTACATCCCCCTCTAGGACATTAGACATACAAGAAAGTGGTGGTGTATCATTTAGTGCTGGTGTTATCTTTGAATCTTGTCAAATAACTGGAACTGGACTAAGTGGAACAGCAAATCATGATGTTGAATCAGAAAATGCTAAGTACTACAACGGTACTGCATCTGGAAACTGGACTTATAACGTAAGATATAATTCTTCTACAACATTAGATTCAATGATGAGTGTAGGTGAGACTATTAATATCTCATACATAACTCCAGTTGGAGGAAGTAGTTACTATGAAACAGGATTTACGATTGATGGTTCTTCTGTAACTGTGCAATGGGTAGCAGATATATCACCTGTTCAGGGTGGTGGAAGAGAAGGCAGTGAACCTGCAGCGACATCAGGATTTGATGTGTATAATTTTGCCATTAATAAACATGGCAGTAACTCATACTACGTTCTTGGATCGCATACGCACTTTGGTCAATTCTAGTATAAATAATCAAACAATAGGTATAACGAGATGTCTCAACTAAATGTAGATGCACTAAAACACTCTCAGGGAACTGGACCTGGTATTGATCTACAAAGTAGTGGTAATTTTGCATTTGATACAAGCACACTGTATGTCGATTCTGTTAATGATAGAGTCGGAATTAATGATGCCACACCAAGTCGCTCTTTAGATGTTGCTGGTAGTGAGGGTGTCAATCTAGGTGCTGGTCCTATATTTGAAGGAGTAAATATTGTCAGTGGATCTTCTAATAGTAATACCAACATTGACCTATTAACATCATCAGTTCATTTGTTTACTTCTTCTAATACTGGCAACTGGACTCCCAACTTTAGAGGAGATTCTTCTACCAGTTTAGATAGTATAATGTCTACTGGTCAGGTTATTGTTGCTACTATCATTTCCCAAAATGGTGGAAGCAGTGGTTATGCATCAAACATGAATATTGATGGAAGTGGACAAACTGAGTATTGGTCAAATGATGACACCCCTGACGAAAGAGGTGGTACATCTGGATATGACGTATACCAATACAGCATAATTAAAACTGGTTCTGGTAATAGTTACTTAGTTTTAGCAAATAGAACATATATGGATTAAAAATTATGTCACCTATTTTTTCACAATTTTCATCTGGTGGTGGTGGTAGAGCAGCAGGTTTTGGTATGGGACCAATGGGTGGCGGTGGTTTATATGCTTTTACATTTGCATCATTTGGTGGTAACAATGGGAGAAGTCATCAAGGTCCAAGTCTTTCACAAGCTCGTTCGGGATTAACTGGAGGGGAAACATCCCAATGGAAAAACAATACATCATTTTTTAATACAACGAGTGGAATTCAATTATGGACTGTACCAGTTGACGGGACATATCGAATTGAAGCACATGGTGGTAGAGGTGGATACACTGGTGCTGGTGGTGGATATGGAGCTCGGATGCGAGGTGACTTCGATTTAACTGAAGGAGAAGTAATTAGAATACTGGTAGGTCAACAGGGAAGGCAAGGAGGACACCCTTTTCAGGGTGGTAGTAGTGGAGTTGGTGGTGGTGGAGGTGGTTCATTTGTTGTAAGATCACCATATAATACCAATCAATCTATTTTAGTAATCGCTGGTGGCGGTGGTTCTGGTGCTAGTAACATATGGTCTAGTCAGTCAGGAGATAACGCAAGCACTGGTACTAGTGGTACTGGTGGTGGACAAGGATCACCAGGATCTAATGGTCAAGGTGCACCTTATGTTCCTTATGGTGGTCCTGCTGCTGGATTTTTTAGTGATGGTGGAGGAAGTTCAGGAACTTCATCAAGTGATTATGCTAGAGCATTCGTGAATGGAGGAAACGGTGGTAGTGGTGCAAGAAGTTGGGGTGGTACTGATGCCAAGGGTGGTTTTGGCGGCGGAGGCGGTTCTGGTATCGCTTGCGGCGGAGGCGGCGGTTACTCTGGTGGATCAGGTGGAAGCTGGTCAAGCAGCCAAAGAGGTGGTGGTGGCGGTTCATATAATAATGGCACCAACCAAAGTAACGGAATAACCAGTCGAGGCAGTCATGGAGTAGTTACAGTCACATTAGTATAATATTAGAACAATGACACCTATTTTTTCTCAATTTTCATCTGGCGGCGGCGGTAGAGCATCTGGTTTCGGTATGGGACCAATGGGTGGTGCTGTTGCTGAACCAGGTCAACAACAGTGGACAAGTTCCACAACAACTAGTTGGACTGTGCCTAGTGGTGTAAGTCAAATATCTGCTGTCGTTGTTGGAGGCGGTGGTGGAGGAGGAGGCGGTGCTGGTAACTCTGGTACTGGTTCTGGTGCTGGTGGTGGAGGTGGTCTTTCATGGGGTACTTTTTCTGTAAGCAGTGGTGAAACTTTAACTATTCGGGTAGGTAATAGAGGTAGTGGTGGTGGATTTGGTAGTAGTCCTGGTAGTCCTGGTGGTGAGAGTTATATAAGAAGAAGTGGAATTAATCTCCTATATGCTGGTGGAGGTGGTAGAGGTATTGCAGAGGCATCTAATAATACTGGTGGAGGATCTGGTGGTACAGGTTATTCTGGTTCAGGTGCTCAAGGTGGTGGTAATGGTGGTCCTGGTTCAAATGCTATTAATGATGCAGGTCAGCAAGGTGGCGGTGGTGCTGGAGGATATACAGGAAGTGGTGGACAAGGTGGTCGATCAGGTTCTGGTTCACCTGGTTCTGGCGGTGGCGGTGCTGGAGGTGGCGGTTCATCCTATGGTGGTGGAGGAGGAGGCGTAGGCATCCTCGGTTCTGGTTCAAGTGGTTCAGCAAATGGTGGCGGTGGATCTGGTGGTCAATCTGGTGGACAAGGACAAAACACTAGTAACCAGTATGGTGGAAATTATGGTGGAGGTGGAGGTGCACCAGAAGATGACACCTATGGACCAGGTGGAACAGGTGGATCTGGTGCTGTAAGAATAATTTGGGGTGAGGGTAGATCCTACCCAAGTACCAACGTTGGTGACGTATAAGTAATCAAGATTGATAAGATGTGACAATCAACATAAGTGGCACAAGAGGGTTTACATACCCTCTTTTTTGTGGCATAATAACAAGGTACTCAATATAGGATCATGCCTCAATTTAAACTCGTCTGCACTGATGATGACGAAACAATCTCAACTAAAGAATTTGAAGCAACAATTCTTGATGAAGTTGTAGAAAAAACAGAAGACTTTCTTAAAGGAGTTGGTTATGTTTTTGAAGGACTAAGAACAGAGGTTCATCCTGTAAAAAAGATCAATAAACTACATAAGGATTACATCACAACCTACAGAAATGTAGACTGATATATAACTGTAAGTAGTTTATCATAACTTCAAACTCACTAACATGGGCAAGACTTTTAGGCGTGGCGGTAGTGAACAGGGATACTATTCTCCTGGTAAATCTATCCGAGATAAACGACAAAGTTCAAGTAAATTTCGAAACCTAAATGAAACTAATCATTCCAGAAACAAAAGGGGAAAACCTAGAAAATTAGATCAATTTGCTGACAACAATGAATGGTAACGACACTGAAAAATTCAACAGAGGACTAGATCTATTTGTTGAATCGGTTATGAAACCCGACCACGCACTTCGCCAATGTGCCCACAACCAAAAATGCTATAACGAATTAATGAACATTCGTGAGCATGTACTTGATTATCTTCAAACTTTACGACATCAATGACCATTGGCATTCACTCAGCAATCCTGATTAAGGATCAAAAAATGATATTAAAAGACGCATTACTTTTGTATGTTTCAGACTTGCAAAAGAAACATTTTAGTGCTAAAGTAGTTGATGAAGATGTCTACCTATCTAAAATGAAAGAGGTAGAGGAAATTGTCAAGACGTTAAGACTTGACGATCTGTACAAATATAAGTGACTCATGTGACAGTCAACAAACTGACACACCTATCTGCACATCATCTTCAATTGACATTATACTATTATCATGTTTGACAAAGACATTCGCCTATTGAACAAAGTCATCCGCTTGGGAGAAAGCGGTAAAGTCCAATATACGGACAAAGAACTGATTAAGTTGAAGAAAAAACGTAGTCAGTTACGTGATTGGAAACAATCTGCTAAAATTTCACAATCCAGAGGTTTCGGTTATGACTAAAAGACTATTTGTTCCATCAGTTGAATATGATGAGCAGTTTGACAACTGTCAAGAGCGAGAGGACGATTGGGTTTCCTCAGTTATCGGATCTGATGCCGATGCAATTTATGATGTACTTTCTGAAATCAAATGACAGTTATTTTAGAACGGTATCCATACCGTTATGTCCAGTCTGGTGTTATTGAATTGAACGGTAAACCAGACTATCGTATCCAAAAATGGAACGAATACACAAGAAGATATAATGACATGTATCTTCTTGATAGTGCCATGCAACTAGATTATGCCATGGAAGACTTTGAGTATACCAAATGGTTAGATCCATCTGGTGTACCATGTTATGTAAAAGATCACGCAACACACAATGACGACAACTGAACCTAACGTAGGACAAGACTACGAAAATCTTAATTCACAATTTGGTGTAGAACCTACTGCACATGAAATCAATGAAAATCTTCTATTCAATAGTGAGTTATTGAATCGTTGCCGTCAGGAATGTCAACCAATTGATTATTTGGTTGTCAAATATGGTGGTAAGATGATTAATAATGAATTACAACTAGTTAACATTCATACAATACATCCAGCAGGTAAAGAGATAAGGAATAATAAAACTCTGAAAGTAAAGTCAAAAGGATTTCAGATTAGGTCTGACACCAATATCAATGAAAAACAAAAGAATAGTGTTCTTAACGATATTTGGAATGGATATTGGAAACCTAGTAGACCTGCAATAGTATTATTTCGTTTACCTAAAGAGTATGAATACGATAATGTTAAAGAGGGTGTTCGAGTAATCTGGGGTATTGTTGATGGGTCACACCGTTTTGCTGCTGCTAGTGATGCTAATCAAGAAAATCTTATCACTTGGTTGATTGACATGCCACTTAATAAAATTCCTAAGTTTGCTAATGCTGAACTAAACAGAGTTGACTGTCGTCAATTAGAAAGAGATCCATTAGATGTTGCTGCATCAATTTGTAATGATATTTTGGATGAAGAATCTGATCTCTATGCAAAACTTGAAAATGCAGAGGATGGAGAAAAAGATAAGATTTTGCGTGATGAAATAAGAACTTATAATTATAGTCATCACATGGAGATTGATGGTATTCTTCGTAAGATTCAACATAATCCTAACGTAGTTGTTGATCGTAAACAGTATGGTTCAGATCAAATGAAGAACTATATTGCAGAACATGTAATCAACTGGAGTAAAACT